AGAGCATTGAGTTAATGAGAGATGCGCTATCACCTCCTTTGTGTATCCCCAGCGATGAGTGTCCGGAATTACAAGGAGCGGTGAATGCCCCTATTTTTGAGGTAATTGGGACTGCGCCGCAGTACCATGAACCTTACAATACCACGAAGATAGTTCCATCTCCTTTACAAAGAACTCATTATCCGAAGCCTACTAAGGTGCCAGCTAGACTATATCCCAAGGATGGGAATGATCCTCTAGTCACTGCCCTGAGCAAACTTCGTTTCAAGGATGTGGATCCTGAAGAGAGGAGTTTAAGTCTGGCTGTTGAAGACTTGAAGTCATTCCTCACGCCTCCTGACATAATTCATTTGAAAGACTTTATTGAATTTTCGGAAGTCCTTTATGGACATCCAATGATACCTAATAGAGTCGGTATTCCAGTTAGTACATCTGCTGGTTACCCGTACAAATTTGTGGACAGGGACATTAAGAAGAGGGTGTTACCTAAAGATACTCCTCACTTTGATAAGGCGACGTATGACAAACTTAAGGACGAGTTCTATTTCGTCATTATGAAGGCGAATGCAGGTATCCGGTTAGACTGGTACTATTTACTTAGTTTAAAGGATGAGACAAAATCCGAAGAAAAAGTTCTAGCTTGGGATACTCGTCTCTTTTGCGGAACTCCCTTCATGTTGTTTGCGGTGACGAAATCTCTCTTTGGACAGTTCGTTGAATACTTCTTTACGGAGTGTCTTGATAAAGAGAATGCTTCTACCCTCAACCCATACCAGGGATGGAAGACACTAGCTCATAAGCTGTCTCGATTTGACACTTCCTTCAAGACTACCAAGGTCGATAGTAGTGATTTTAAAGCTTTTGATGCTTCTAACAATCCTACTATTATGCTTGAAGTTCTTGGTATTATTCAAAATTGGTATCGTCAACAAGGTTTGACAGAACATGAAAAAGCCAGAGAAGTTATTTTCTGCGAGGTATACAACTCCAAACACATTTGTCAGGACAAAGTGTACGAATGGTTCTCGTCTCTTCCTTCTGGATCTTATTTGACCTTGGTGGTTAATTGTCTCACGAACCAATTACTTTTTAGATACTCTTACTATAGAGTTCTTCCACGAGAGATAACTTACAAGCATAGTTTCCACTCGCGAGTGAGTTTCGTTTGTTTAGGAGATGATAATATCTACTCCGCCCATGCGGATATCAGAGATGTATTCAACCCCGTATCTATAGCTACAGCAGTGAAAGAGCTAGGCTTTACTATGACATCTGATACCAAAACAGCTCTAGGGGATTGGAGAGATTTCTCGACAGTTTCCTTTCTTAAGAGAGGGTTTAGGTTTGATGGTAAAGAGGTACTATGTCCCCTAGATTTAAACACCTTACACAATACTCCTCAGTGGACTAAACGAGGTCCTTTATTTAGGAAGATATTTTCTGACAATTTGGTATTCTTTTTTAGGGAACTCTCCTTGCACTCTCCAGATGTGTGGGAGGAAAAGAGTGCACAAATGCTTACCGCTTTAAGAGATCTTGGAGAACCTTTAGTTGAAAACCCGGATTTAACAAGGGGTCAAAGGTGGTGGAAAGAAGTTGTTATGTCAAGTGACTACTTCAGTGTGGAACTCTAAGAATTTAGCACGAGCTAGGCACTCGTTAAAATGCTGGTTGTATCACCTAGGAACATTAGGTTGTGCCTTACACTATGTCACAAATGTGACCATCAAAATCGGTTAGATCTGGTTACCGTAACTGTGTAATGAAAGGAATTAAAAACACGCAGT